CCGCCGCCGGGCGTTTTTCCCCAGTTTGCCAGAACTGGCTTTCCAAGTTCAGGAGGACAACGCGATGGCCGCGGAAGATCTTCCAGACACCATCTAGAGTTTTTTACAGAATCAATCTGAAAAAGGCCATTTCCAGGCCATCGGTCACTCGTGCAACTATGCATGCCATTCACATGGAAAGAATCTGGATTGACCTGGGGTGGCTTTGTCAGGTAGAGGGCATTTCTCGAGGGACGTGGACCGTCGCGCATGAACACGAGTCGCGAATTACTCGGATCGGGTATCTGCTGAGAGCCAGAACCACCAATGTAGCACTCGTCTTTTGAATTTTTCATACGAACATACCCGGTACAATCGTCTTTTGAGTCGCAGGCCACTCGACAGACCTCATCAATGTCCGCATTGTTTGGGCCACCCCAAGGATCCCTGCTAAATTCGTGAGTCCCTACCCAAGTCCCGTTACTATAGTCCTTTCCCTCGACACTCGTCCACTTGGACATTTATATTTCAAGACATTTTATTTGGACTTGCAGCAGAACTTTTGTTTCCCGCCGTTTATTATATCCCCGGCAAATGGGTAGTCCGGGTATGCAGTTATACACGGAAGATTGGCATCAATCGCTTTAGAGTTGCAATTTGCAGGGACTTGCTCTGATGCATAACTCGTATGGCGGCTCAGAATGTATATAACCAGAATAGCGACAAGGGAAAGACTCAAAAAAATCTCCTCGGGTTTCATTTATAATTTATATATACGAAAAAAATATGAAGATGATCGTCACTCGGCCATATTATGACTGGGATGGCCGAAAATATATGGAATTCGACAATATAAAAGTAAAAATACCGTATAGATACGGCCGGGTCATGGCAAAGGTTGAGGGTCTGACGACGGTCCAAGAATTCAAAAAAGGCCAGCAGGTCGAAATAGAATTAACTAAAAAATATTGGGACGGCTTAGAATATTGGGTCTTATATTCTATAAAGGAATGCTTAGCCGAAACGGATACCTGACTCTTTCTGTTCCTGAAATAAAGCGTGAGTTGACAGTACGAGCTATAGAAAATGCGATCGGGTTTCAGCCAGCATCCTTCAAAGTTTTTCGAGTCACGACCGATGGGGGCTTATTGGTTCCCAGGTATTATGGTCTCGAAAAGTTTGGACCGGTCACCAAAGATTCCAGAGTCGCTTGCGTTTCTTGTCCTCGGATCAATTTTATTGGAAAATTGCGAAAAGCCACAAGACAGGATGAGGCTATTGAAAATGGAGTCAGAGCCTTCGAAAAGGGTGGAGGCGTGCTCTCGCTTCCTTGTGGATTTGGAAAAACTACCTGTGCACTTGCCCTTTCGGCCCACCTCAAGGTTCGAACGATGATAGTGGTCCACAAAGAGTTTTTGGCGAACCAGTGGATAGAAAAGATAAAAGAGTTTTGTCCCGAAGCAACGATTGGGAGAGTTCAGGGGGGCATTTTCGATATTGAAAAGGATTTTGTCATAGCGCTCATACAGACCATGTGTCAACGAGAGTTTGAAAAAAAGGCTTTTGATTCAGTCGGGTTCTTGATCGTCGACGAGGCACATCACATAGGCGCCCCCGCCTTTTCTCAGTTTATGTTCAAAATATGCCCTCGCTGGACCCTTGGGCTTACGGCGACGCCAGAAAGAAAAGATGGCCTGACGAGACTTTTGTATTGGTTCCTCGGTCCAGAATTCTTCAGAGTCGAAAGAGTCAACCAGGCCTCGACGCGCGTCAAGACAATAAAATACACCGACGACACGTTCAAAGATGGTCCACCTCTGACTCGGTTTGGGAAGATCAACATGGCCGGCATGACCACCATACTCACAGAGCTCGATAGCCGAAACGACCTCATCGTCTCTGAGGTCCTCGGGGCGGTCAGTGAGGGTCGCAGAGTACTGGTTCTCAGCGACCGGCGTGAGCATTGTTTTAATTTACAAACAAAATTTGGCTCTAAGTCTGGATTATACATCGGAGGTATGAAAGAGTCTGAACTGGCAGAGTCAGCGCAGAGGCCCATCGTTTTGGCAACCTTTCAGCTCGCCCACGAGGGTCTTGATATTCCGATCCTTGATACGGTCGTTCTCGCAACACCAAAGTCTGATGTAAAACAATCTATAGGTCGAATCATGAGGGAAACTCCCGGAAAAAAGAATAATCCCCTCATCATTGACATCGCCGATCAATGGTCCGTGTTTTTTAGTATGTATTCAAAACGCCTGTCTATTTATCGTGATGGAGGCTTTGAATGCGACGCGCCACCAGACAAAAAAGGTGTCTGTTTAATTTCTCTGTAAATACTAAATGAATTTCGAGCCCGGACCTATTACTTCTCAGGCGATTTCTCAACAACTCCAGATAAGAAGTAATGTAGATCATGAGATCCTGAATCTCGCATCTATCCGCCCCTGTATATCACGACCGTAGAACATCCATTAGGCCAACAAGGAGTATACTCCCGACAAAAAGCATGACTAGAATATTACACTCCGTAGTGTCCGGTTCCTTTATAGGCGGCCTGGGGGGGCGAATGGCCTCGACCTCAAATGGTGCATAGGTCAGTGCCATCTATTACTAATTTAAGTGTAGAAAATTTACAGAGATACCTCCTTCTTCTTTGAGCGACCCTTTTTCGCTCCAGAAACCTTCACCTCCTTTGTGTCCGGATCGCCCTCATCGATAGATACGATATCTGACATGTCGTCCGCTTCTTGGACACGCTCAGGCCGTGACGACATTGGTGCGGGCGGGCCCATCATATTCATAAGGGAACTAAAATCCATTCCAGGACCCTTCATATCCTTCGGTCCCCCTGCTGGCGCCGAGCGCTGGACCGCATCGACCATGTTGCGCATCAAGTCTGGATTCTGTTTCATAACCTGGCTGACGTTTGGAACGGCCGCTTTGAACATGGAGTTTGTCAGATGGAACATCATCGCTGATCCCCCGACCATCATCAGAAGTTTCACCTCTGGTGCGACCTGGACCTTGGTCTTGTATTTATTATAGAGATCCTCAAAAACACCATCATAATCCTCTACATTTTCCATCATATTTTGGGACCATCCATTGAGCTCGACGTCAAAAGGGTCGAACTTGTCGTTCAGAAACTCTAGACCAGTCACACAGGCGATTAGCATTCGACGCTGGAATTTGATTGATCGATCGACCTCTAGCCCGTATGTCATTCGCTTGTATTCTGTCCGGATCTCGTCAACTTCTGAATATATCGTCAGACGGTGGCTCGACGTAATTCCCTTCTTGTTGAGTCTAGAAATCTTGTTGAGAAGGTCAGCCTTTTCGTCCTCGATCGTCTTGTATCCTTCAGAAGGCTCCTGAGTTACGCCGCCCTGGGAGTATTGCTGAGGGCCTTCCTCCTCGTCATACTCTTCGCCTCCATCATACTCCTCAGGAATTGGCGGAGGTGGAGCCGTTCTCTTTCCTGGATTCATAAACATATCGAGGTCCTCTTCAGGAACCGACTGACGCTGAGGAGGGGGAGGCTTACGGAACGGGTTCGAGCGGGCAGCCTTGGGCTTCAGAGCGACCGTTTTCTTTTCGGGCAAATCAAATGAAATTTCATCTAAAATTGCATTCTCATCGTCGTTCATCCTCAGGGTTGGGCCATCGGCGGTATCAAAGGACAGGTCCATCTGATAGGTTTAAAGAAAAGCGGATGTAAGCTTTAACGCATTTATAAAAATAATATTTACAAATTGTAAATGGCTTTCAAAATTGGTAAAGTCATGGTTCAGACCATTATCATCGCTCTCCTGGTGGCGATCCTCGTGATCCTTCTCACGGGCCGCCGCAGCGCCTATGAGCCCTCACCCATTGTCTCGGCTCCCGGGCCGCACGCCTCGGCCCAGCCCAAGAGCATCTTTGATCTGCCAAACTCTCTGTCTTGCGTGGCCGGACCCGAGGAGAAGGCGGGATATTACTCTCAGGGCCTGACCCCTGGCGGCATCTGTGGGTCTGGTGAGTATGTCCGAGATGCCCTCCATGACTACACGATCGAGGATGGCATCGGGGGTTCTCTACTCGCCAAGTAAATCTCGCACATTCTTAATTGCATTTTCAAACTCCTTCTTCACATATGGAGTGCCTTGATATCCAGCAAGCGTCGCCAAAAGTCCCTGAGAAATATCACTGGCATTTGTTAACTCCATCTGGTTCAGAGACCATAAAAAAGATTTATTATCTATATCAATCATGGACCATGCCTCTTTGGCCTTCTCCCATGTCTCGGAAATTTCCATTTTTGGATCAAAATTTGTTTGAATCCAGTCAGTCATATATTTGTATTCGTATCTTGGGATTCCGGATTTTTCAAATATATGAACGATTTCTTCGCCCTCCATTATACATAGCTCACGGTCTATGAGTTCCAGGTGCCTCATATATTTTAATTTTATAATTTAATTCGTTGACCGGCGAGGCAATGATTTCCATATCACAAGTGTTCCGAGTATGGCAAGGACTATGAACCACCAGTGGAATCGTTTTTGTTTTGTGGGCCGAGCTGGCTTTTCGTCCAGAGGCTTTTCATCGACCAACATGACTTCCTGTAAGGGTTCAGCAGTATAGAGCCGAAGTATAAGAGCATTTGTATTCCATCCCTGAAAATTCAATAAATTTCCTTTACTATCGATCCAGCGTATAGTTAAACGATCGAGACTGTTGATGGGTTCTGGATATTCAACAGAAATTTTATAGTCTTGATTTTCGTGAAAGTTCTTTATAGTCGCAGAAGGTATATCCATTATTACAGGCGCAAAGGCCGTGTTGACCGTGCTTGTCTTTATTGTTCCGGTATTACTGCTCATAGATCCTGTATCAACGTGAGAAGGTGTCTTGAACTCTGCTATATCCAGAAAAATATAGTCATTTACAGACATGTCTATGAGGGTGCTACTTTTGAGTATCCACATGCCGGTATAGTTTGGATCGAGAGAGGTTGCTTGAGATGTAGGGAGTGTGACGTTGAGGGCCAACCCGAGCATCGTCGCCATCTCCTGCGTCTGGACTGTTATATTGAATTGAGACGGACCTGAAAATATAAAATGACCTTCAACCGGAAGGTAATCAAGAGTTACGAGCGCATTGGATGTGACAGATGAGGCTAAGTTATACGTCGTATAAAATCCAGGGTTCAGTGATATATCACTGGTTACACTAGTATTTGAAAAATGAATAACATTTGTTCCGTTTGTCAGATTATACATGGTGTTTGGGACCCTGGCGCTGACGAGCTCTACTCGCTTAATGTTCCTGATGATGGTCGTCAGGTAAATAACGTAATTATTTCCATCTGGATACAAAGTCGTGTCGCGATTGTTCGAATCTACAAACAATAGATTCATCCTAATGTTTATTTCGATAAAAAATATTGTTGAATGAATGTAATGACTACAGCCGTGACAAACTTTGGGAACGATCTCGTGACCGGTGATCTTGCCGTTAATGGGGCTATTTCAGCGGGAGGATCAGTGACGGGAACGACGGGACTAACTGCCACTACCGGGAATATAATAGCACAATCAGGGAGTATATCGGCAGCTGGGACCGGTGCGAATGGTAAAATATCGGCATCTGGAACAGTTACGGGTGGAACAGGTCTTATCGCCACTACCGGTGGAGTGACTGCATCGG